ACTTCCGCCAACATCTAGTGTAGCACTACCACCTACATCCACAGAAGCACTTCCTCCAACACTTACAGTAGCACTTCCACTAATGTCACCTGTTAAACTTCCTTCAACAGTTGCGGTAACATCTCCGCCAACTTCTAAGTTAACATTTCCGTCTACATAAACTTTTACATCACCTTTTACATATACAGAATCATCACCTACAACAACAGTAAACTTATCTTTTTCTATTCTTTCTGAACGATCACCTTCTGGCCCCCATTCAACATACGAACCCGAACGGTGATATAAATGAATTCTTTCAGCATCTTTCGTATCATCAAATTCTAATGCGTGACCAGATTCAGATTCATAAACATTATTATATGGGTAAACTGCGTTATAGTATGAATCTGGTTCTACCTTTGATTCTTTTTTCTCTGCTTTACTTTCATTGATTGGTGATGGATAGTCAGAATCGTTTCTTGCTAAGCGTGATGTTGTTGGTTCATCTAAATTTCTGGGATATACTGTAGCTGATTCATTTGGTTTTACTGGACCTGATGATAATATATCACCATCACGAGAATCACTAAAAGCTTCTTGTGCATTTCCTGCTGTCAAAGGAATACCAGGAAAAGTTGCAAGTATAATTGGCGATTGACCTGCTTCACCATCAGCAAAAAATCCAAAAACCATATCACCATCTTTCGGTGCATAAGGATTTGTGTTGTTTGGTGGATACGCAACAATAGCCCAAGGCAACATATCAGTTGGAAGATGCATTTTATTTTCAGCGTGCCAACCTACGCAGCGAACACGCACACGACCAAGTTTAATTGGATCTTGTCTATCTTCAACTATGCCAGTAAACCAAATGAATCCGTTTTTACCAGCAAAATCTTTATTGTCTAAAGAATTCATTCTGTTGTATATCCTAAAATTTCACTTTGTTGTTCTCGGCCACTAGATGCTATGAAATCGGTTGCAGATGAACTAGAGGCTACTTCAAGGACAGTTTCGTGTTTATCAAAAGAAATAATTTGTCTAGAAGCAACAATAATATATTTGCCACTAATACTTTTATCATCTTCGTTTGTGGTTTTATTAAAAACACCTAATTGTGGTGCTTCAACATTTACATTAAAACCAGAAGATAATTGAAAATTACCTGGCATTACAACCTTTAATTTCTTTGACATTAAATTTTTTAAAACAGCTTTTCTCTGAAAGTACCAATTTTCTATTGTTTCTTCCTTTGATATAGAAGAAGGATCATACTTTTTAATGTATTCACTATTTTGTTTTGCGTAACCAAAAATACTTACAGATTTACGAGCATTAAATGTTTCTGAATTTTCAACTCCGCCTCTATTTTGAATTGAGGTAAAATTTGGTGTTTTATTGCCATGGTCCATATTTGTATAATGATCTCCATAACTAATGTTTTTTGTCATTATCGATCTTGTAATTGGATCAAAACCAATAAATTTACCTGAATTAACACCTGATCTTGTTCTATCGATTGCATCATTTAAAGTTAAAACTTCTAGGTATCTAGCTCCTTGCATTTCACTAATTGCATTTGTGCCAATATTTTTTGTTTGGTATTGTATATCTAAAACTTCTTTTTGCGATAATAATGTAGAAAGAGTTGCAAAATTAAAACCAGTAATATTTTGAAAGAACAAGAAATTTGCTGAATTCTTTGAATCTAAAGCCCTCTTTGAGCACCATTGAATTGCTTCTAGAGGTCTTAAATTTGGTATTACAACATTTCGAATACCCAAAGAATTTTCATAAATTCCTCCTAAGTTATTTTCAGGAACTTTAAGGTAATCTAAAAGAATTTTTTGAACTATATCTGAGTAAGTTGCTTCGTAAGACTGATTAATTCTTTGTTGATCCGAATAGATTAATTCATCCGAAACGAAATGTAAAATATATCTTACAGTTCCTGGACCATCATTTATTCTTTCAGATTGCTTGTAAACACGAAACGCTTTTTTAAATGTAGCAACATCAGATTCTTCATCTTTTTTTAAACTTATTAGTATTGATTCTGAACCATCAAATAACAATTGGCCAGATAAATTCAAAGAATCACGAATTAAAATATTGCCACTCATTACAGGCATTAATAGAGAATCAAAAATGTTTATCTCACTAAAAATTGAACTTATATCAATTTTGCCATCTTTTGTTACAAGAAGAAGCTCATCAATCTTATACTGCGTAGATTTTTTGATTTCAAAACTCATACTGACAATATTCTTTTAAGTTCTTTATTAACTAAAGGCATAAATTCTTTTTTCAATAATCTAATTTCTCTTTTAGATTCATTTTCTTCTACCTCATATTCATAATAAGAGCGAACTTCTTTTGAAATTTTTATTGTTACCGATTCATTATTTGCCGTTGTATATGTGTTAGTTGTTCCAGATGTATTAGCGTATGTGTTTGCATCAATTTGATATTTTTTTACTGTTATTGTTCCATCACTTGTTGTTGTTGTAACAACTTTAAAATGTGCTTGAACATTATTGGTACTCAAAGCCCATTCAAGACCAGTTTGCACCGTAGCATTTGCGGAACCATTAGCTGTATATTTGTCGTTAACAAATTGTATTAATGTTTCAGATTTTAATGGCCAATCAAATTGAGGATCAATAATATCATTAAACAATAATACAATCCAATGTTTTTCTGAATCGCCATAAAATTTATGAGCAACGATTTCTGGCGTATCAGAATCTTGTATTTGATATGGATAGAAAGCTGTAGAGTTATCTTTTAATTGTTGTTCAAAAGCAAACCTTGTAAGTACATTTGTAACAGTATCAACACCATTAGTGTCGTTATTACTAATATAAAATGTTTTAGGGTAGTATTGGAAATATTTTGCCATTTTAATTAATTTCTTTAAGATGTACCATATTCGCCTCGTTGGCTTGCAGCAGTTTTTTCTGGAGTTATGTCACCTGGCAAAGGAACATTTTTTGTTAAATATGTTACTTCTTGGAATGATAAGGTCATTTCAATTGCAACCGGCATTCCTGTTCCACCTAAAGTTGCACCTTGACCAGGAACTTCATAAGCTGACCATCCCTGTGGCGCATAATTAATTTGTATATTTTTTAAAATGCAAGAACCTATTTTTGGAATATTATCATTTTCTTTACCTGCATAATAAAACTTCAAATCAAATTCAGATGGTGGTATCAACATACTAACTGAACCATCAGTTTTGATTTCTGGTGCTTGGTGAAATTGTAACATATTGATAATCTTTTGTACCTCTATACCTTCTTTCTCACTTCTTGGATAAAATTTAAAAACATAATCAAAATTTCTAAAAGAAGGAGATTTGTATATCACTTCTAACATTGGATTAATAACAGAACCAAAACCTAAAAAAGCACCTGCACGACCAATGTCACCTAAACCTGAAGCTCCTGCTCTAGTTATTGCAACTTTAGCCGCATCAAGTAACTTTTGGGTGTTACCTCCAGAATCAATTTGTTCTGTAATAGCTACGCCAGCTAAACCTGCTAATCCACTTATAAGAGATAATTGATCGTAGTTTTGTGAAAAACCAAATTGTACTGTTTCTGGCATATACAGAGCTATTACATCGCCAGTAAAAGTTGTTTGACTTAATTTACCGCCATTTAATTGTAAACTTTTTACATTTCTATTAATGATTGATTGTGTTGCAGCCGCATTTCCATTTAATACTTTTGGTTTATTTGAACCTAAACCGCTAACTATATTTTTAACTCCAGAAGCAATGCTAGTTAAAGCACCACCGGTCATGCTATCTAATTTTCCTACTTGATTTGAAACAAAATTTCCAACTTCTCCGCCAATAGCACCTTTAATATTGCTACCAAGACTATTCAAAGCTTGTTGTGTTGGATCTTCTTGAGGCGCATCTGTGAGTTGAGAAGATTTTTGTTTTTTAATATAAATTAGCATGTAGTGACCAACTTCTGGTCTAGTCAACTCTAATGGATATTTTAAAGTTCTGCTTTTAAATTCTGACTCGTATAATGAAGCTAACGGTCCATCTGTTGTATTTGGGCTTTTATCAAATTTGATTTCGCCTAAACCAAATAACGGCATGTGATAATCCTATAAAAAGAGAGATAGATAGTATTTATGTCATATAAAGGATGGTTTACACCACGAAACCCAAACAAATACAAGGGCGATGCCACAAACATCGTCTATCGTTCTTCATGGGAATTGCGTGTAATGAAATATTTGGATGAACAACCAAATGTGATTTGGTGGGCTTCTGAAGAATTGCCAATACCTTACAAATCTCCAATAGACCAAAAAGTGCATCGTTACTTTCCTGATTTTATTGCAAGAATTCGTCAGGCAAACAAAGAAACTACTGTTGTCATGGAAGTAAAGCCATTTAAACAAACTCAAAAACCTACTCAAAAAAGACGTACACAAAAGTTTCTTCAAGAAGCAGCAACATATGCAATTAACCAAGAAAAATGGCGAGCAGCTGATTTATTCTGTAAAGAACATGGATGGAAGTTTATGTTGATTACAGAAAACGAATTAGGGTTAAAACTTTGAGATAAATAGCCCAATGGCTTATCTCATCGACCGAATAAAACAATCGTTAGCGAAAGAGGGTTTAACACCAAGAACTCGCATGGCTAGAGAATGGCTAAATGCGAAAGTTAAAAACTTAAATCCAACACCAGCTTCATTGATTCGTGACAGGCAAAGATTGAGAGATAAGACATTTATTGGAAAGATGTATTTTTACTACTATGATCCAAAGACTAAAGATTCAATGCCATATTACGACAGGTTCCCATTGGTAATTCCAATAGAACAATACTCAGACGGTTTCTTAGGGTTGAATTTACACTACATTCACCCAAGGCAACGAATCATATTATTGGACAAATTAAGTAAAACTACGACCAATAAAAACTTTGATGACAGAACAAAGTTAAGACTTAGTTATGAATATTTGAAAGCTGCTAGTTCTGCCTTCGAAGCTATGCCATGCATCAAGAGGTATCTTTTTTCAAATATCAATTCTCGTTTTTTAGAGATAACTGCTGATGAGTGGGATATTGCTGCATTATTACCAACAGATAGTTTTGTTGGAGCTTCAGAGAGTAAAATTTACGCCGACTCACGAAAGAAATTTTAAATGTCATTTTCACCAAATCTTTTTTTAGCTAATGCTCGAGGTAAAGATGGTTTTGCAAAACCATCCAGATTTGAAGTTATTCTTCCAATACCACCTTACATTGGCCAGTTTGTTAGTAGTTCAATTATTGAAAAAATTATAAACTTTCCAAATTCTGTTATTAGTGATGTGTCAGATGCAATTGGTTCTGCTTTTGGTAAAAGCGGTCAACAAGATGAATATTCAAAAACATCCAATGCCTCGTTGACAAGATATTTGGCACTTCAATGTGAAAATGCTGAATTGCCAGGCAAAACTTTTCAAACAAATGAAGTGAGAACATATGGTCCAACCTTCAAAGTTCCACATCAAGTTCAATATAGTGATGCCTCTTTAACTTTTATTTGTACAAATGATTTTTTTGAAAGAAAGTTATTTGATCGTTGGATGGAAGCAATTATGCCAACAGATACAAATAATTTTAGATATCCAAAAGATAATGCTACTCGTTATATGACAAATATTAAAATAATTCAGTATGATGAATTTATAAAACAAATATATGCAATTGAATTGATGGATGCTTTTCCAATTGGAATAGCTGCACAGACATTAAATTGGTCAGAAGAAAATTTTCATAGATTATCAATTCAGTTTGCGTATCAAAAATATAGGCCAATCTATAGTGGTTCATATGATTTGGCCGCAGCAGCTACCGCATTGTTTGGAAGTGCAGCTGCAAGAAAATTACCATTAGGTCGTGCTTTTTAATTTAATTAGGAGATTATTATGGCTTTGCCAAAACTTGATGTGCCTGTATATGAAGCAAATCTTATTTCGACTGGAAAATCTGTTCGCTTTAGGCCGTTTCTTGTAAAAGAACAAAAACTATTTTTAATGGCTGCACAGTCTGATGATGTAAAAGATGTGACAGGTGCCATTAAACAAGTATTAAAAAATTGTGTATTGGATGAAAAAGTTGATATTGATAAATTACCTACATTTGATTTAGAGAATCTTTTTCTAAATCTTAGAGCTAGATCAGTTGGTGAAATTACCAACCTTCGTTATACTTGTAATAATGTAGTGCAAGATGAAGAAGGAAAAGATAAAAGTTGTGGAGGTTTGGTAAAAATTGATGTAAATTTATTAGATATTGTGCCAATAAAAGATCCAAATCATACTGATAAAATTGCATTATCGGATAAATTAGGTGTTTGTATGAAATATCCAAACTTTGATATGATTGAAAAATTAAACAAAAGAAATGACATTGATATTTTAAATTTAATTGTAAGTTGTATTGATTATGTGTACGATGATGATAAAATATATTATGCCAAAGATGTAGGTGAAAAAGAATTAATTGATTTTATTGAAAGTCTACAACAAGCAGACTTAGAAAAGATTCAAAAATTCTTTGAAACAATGCCTAAATTAACTAAAGATTTTGACTTTAAATGTCCAAAATGTAATTATTCAGAGAAAGTTACAATTGAAGGTGTACAAAATTTTTTCGCATAAGTCTTTCTCACGATAGTTTGGAGAATTATTATCAAACTAATTTTTCGTTAATGCAGCATCACAAATATAGTTTAACTGAATTGGATGGAATGATACCGTGGGAAAGACAATTATATGTAGATATGTTAATAAAGTATCTTGAAGAAGAAAATGAAAAATTAAAACAACAAAGAAATAGAAAATAAATGGCACAATCAAGATTAGCCGAAATATATCGGGCCGAAAAAGAAAAAGGTGGTGGTGTTTTTTCTGCTGTTGGCAAAAGAACATTGGAAAAAATAGACCCACGGCAACTTTTTAATCAAAGAGGGTTTTTAGCTGCGGCTTTGCCTTCACTATTTAAAGCATATTCAGCGACCTCACGATCATCAAATAAAACATCGTCAGGAGTTGTTCCATCATTTTCTAGTGCCTCGATGGATTTAAAACTAAATGTTTTAATTGATGAAATGTCGGCAGTTAAAAGAAACACAACGATTTTCACCAAAAATTCAATGTCATTACCTGGTATGGCGTATGACATGAATATTATGAAGCAAAACTTTGCTAAATTTATTAAAAAACAAGGAATTGCAGGTGAGAAAAAAGGTGATATGTTCTTTAAAAATGCGGCTCAAAGAGAAAAAGATTATAAAACCAAATTTTCAAAAACCTCCGCAACAGCAACAACACCCGGTTCTGCTGATACCAAATCTTCAGGATTTTTAGGTAGCATAGGCGGCGGTTTAGGACTAGCCGCACTCGGTGCAGGCATTGGAGGTTTTATTGCTGCGTTGGCCGCTGGTGGTGCCGCAGCCCAAGCTCTTGGTGGCGGAGAAGGAATAAAAAGTCTATTAATAAATTTGGCAGAAGGTCTTGGTGCTTTTAGTAGCAGTTCTTTGCTCGCTCTTGGTGCATTACTTGGTACAGGAATGTTATTTGGTGCTTATTCTGGTGCAGGAAGATCCATTGGAGGTGGAATAGGAATTGCTGCTATTGGTGTAGGAATTGGCGGTTTCATGGCAGGTTTATCTGCTGGTGGAGCTTTGTCTGAAATGATTGGTGGTTCTGCTGGTGTTCGTGATATGTTGGTTAATTTAGCAGAAGGTCTTAATGCATTTAGTAGTCAATCATTAGTAGCGATGGGTGCTTTATTAGCTCCAGGAATGTTATTTGGTGCTTTTGGTGGAGCTGGAGCCGCTGGAGCTGCTGGATTTGGAATTGCCGCTGTTGGTGCTGGTATTAGTGCGTTTCTATTATCACTAAGCGGAGCTGCAAAAGTTGTTGATATGTTTGGTGGAGCTGAACCATTGAGAAATTTATTTGTAAATCTTGCTGGAGGGTTATCATCTTTTAGTAATATAAGTGGAACTAATCTTCTTGCTATTGCTACAGCTTTACCTGTTCTTGCTGCCAGCATGGTAGCTTTTCTTGGTGCAGAAGGTTTAGGGAAATTAGCTGGTTTCTTTAAATCGGCTGGTGCATCTGTTTTAAGTTTTTTTGGTATCAAAACTGATGGCAGTTCCACAAAAGAACCTTCAATATTCGAAAGAATTGCATCATCATTAATGCCGTTACAATCAATTAACGGCGAAAATCTTTCTAAGGTTGGCCAAGGATTAAAAGACTTAGCATCAGGTATGTTAGGTCTTGCTCAGTTAGATGCAAAAGGTGCCCAAAGAGCAGAAAATGCGGCCGCAGCTGCTGGTAGAACTGCTGCTAGAGCTGGTGTTGGAGCTGCAGGAATGGGAGGAACATCTCCCACTCCAGCCGGAGCGCCTACTTCTACATCACCAACAGCTGCACCACAAGCAGGTGGTGTTAGTGAACAATTAGTTAACTTTGTTAAGAAGAAAGAAGGATTTTCTGCAAAAGCTTTTTGGGATCACAAACAATACAGTATTGGTTATGGTACAAAAGCTAATGGTCCAGATGAAGTTATTGATGAAGCTGAAGCAGACCGGCGTTTAAGAGAACACTTAGAAAAAACACAAAAAGCTGTAGTTGAATATGGACAACAAAAAGGTTATAACTGGAATCAAAATCAAGTTGATGCATTATCATCTTTTGTTTATAATTTAGGAACTGGTGCTTTAGATCAAGTAACAAAAGGCGGGACAAGAACCGATAGTGAAATAGCCGATGCAATTATAAAATACAATAAGGCTAGTGGACAAGTTAACGCAGGTTTAACTAAGAGGAGAAATGAAGAACTAGCAATGTTTACTTCAATGCCAGCTTCTCCTTCGTCTGGTTCTGCAATAGGTTCTGGTTCAATTGCTGCAGCTGATGCTAGTAGAGCTGCAATGACTCCAGTTTCTTCTGGCGGAAATGTTATTAGCACAACAAATAATAATGTAGCGCAATCGGATGGCCAAGGAAAACCAGCTTCTGTTTATGATGCACAAATTGCTGAAGCGATGTTGGGAACATTGTCTGCATAATAAAAACCCCGGCACTAGGCCGGGGTAGCACTTGCATGGCATGGGTTAAGAATCAGTTAGATTCCGCAAGGGATTTGAAATAGTCCAAATCTTCATCATCACCAACAGATTTGTCAATGATCGATGTATCTGTATCAGCAATCGTATCTGCTGCTTTAGATTTTGGTGCAGGTGCAGCACCATCAAATCCTAGTGATTTATCCAATCTTTGTTTTAACTGGTCATAAGATTTGAAATTCTTACGCTCAAGGAATTCTTTTAGACCGAATTCAGTTTTCCATAGAGCTTCTAGTTTGTCATCATCACCATCAAAGAGTGCTGATTTCTCAGCAAATTCTGATTTATCATAATTACGATAACCTTCAACATTACGAATCTTCAATTTAAAGTTTGCACCTTCCCACATATCAAATGGGTTGATAGGTGTTTCATCTGCAAATTCAGGATTCATAGCCTCTGTAATCTTATCAAAGATTTTCTTGCCAAACTTAAACAGTTTAACTTCACCTTCGTTTGATTTATTGGCTGGGTCTGAGATAACAAGAATGTTAGCAATATAAGATAGTTTGCGCTTTTGTTTCCGAGCAATATCTTTATTTGCTTCAATGCCAGAATTCCATAATGTATTGTTGTGCTCACAAACTGGACATTTTTCATTCAGAGTTGTCAAGCAGTTATCAATCAGCCAACCGCCTGGTCCTTGGAAGCCATGTGAAAAAACACGAACCCATGGCAGAGCATCATCGCCATCTGCCTGAGGTGCTGGCAGAAAACGAATAACAGCCATGCCGTTACCAGCTTTGTCTACTTCTGGTTGCCAGAATCGGTTGTCATCTTTGGATCCTTCGCCTGATTGTGATGTTGCTTCTACTGCTTTGGCGAGTTTAGCAAGGTCAGAACGACCACGCTTTAGGTTTGCAAAACTACTCATAGTATTTCCTTTCGTATAACGGAGTATAAATTAGTATAAACGGCTTATCCACAAAATCATATTATATCATTTATTTAGTAGCGAGTCAAGCTTTTTAAGAGTTTCTTTTACATCTTTGTGAAGTATGCCATGGCCACCAGCTTGTGTGAAATACCGAATCACATCTTCCGTATCATCAATAATCACCGTTTCAGGTGTGGCATATTCAGCTTTCTTTTTACGACCTGTAACAATATTGGCTTTGTAATTGATGCCGTGTTTACGCAACCATTTAATCTTTTGGGCGGTAACTTCACCATGAAATTTCTCGCCGCCTGAAGAA